GCTTCTAACAACGGAATTTTTGAATTCGATGTGCCGACTGGCTATGGAGCCATTTGCACGAAACAGATTAATGGAGATTAAATAATATGGCCTATATAGCTTTTACACCAACAGATTTTTTTAATACGAAGCTCTACACAGGGACAGGAAGTTCTAATGCCATTACAGGTATAGGATTTCAACCTGATTTTACATGGATTAAATCAAGAAGTCATACAAATTATCATACATTGACAGATTCAGTTAGAGGTGTAACTAAACAAATTTTTTCAAATACTACTGATGGTGAACAAACAGATGCAACTAATTTATCATCGTTTGATTCTGATGGTTTCACTGTTGTTTCAGCAAATGACACAAATGGTTCAGCAAGAACGTACGCTTCTTGGAATTGGAAGATGGGAACAACAACGGGATTAAGTGGTGGAACAATAACTCCATCAAGTTATTCTATTGATGCTACAAGAAAACAAGGAGTTTATGCTTGGACTGGAACTGGTAGTGCAGGAACAATAGCACATGGACTGGGTACTGCTCCTGATTTTGTTATGGTTAAAAAACTTAACGCATCAGGAACTTATTGGACAGGTTATGGTAGTGTTTTTCCAAATCCTACAACAGAAGAAAATTATTGGAATTCTGATGATAGTATAGGGGGTTCATCTACATCTTGGAACTCAACGGCTACTACAAGCACTACTTTTTCTTTAGGAAGTAGTAATGGAATTAATGGAAGTGGAAACACTTATGTAGGTTATGTGTTCGCTCAAGTCCCTGGCTATAGCCATTTTACTAAATATGTGGGGAACGCATCAGCATCAGGTCCATTTACTGATTGTGGCTTTGCTCCAGCATGGGTTATAGTAAAAGCAATTAATGGTGCAGGTAGTTGGTATATATGGAATAATAGAAGACCAGGACACGATCAAATAGGAAAATATTTACAACTTAATTCTTCTAGTGCAGAAGATGATAACACAGGAAACTTTGGCTGTGAGTTTACAAGTACGGGTTTTAGAGTCGTAGGGACTCATGCAGGGGTTAATGGCAATAACATAGATTATCAAGTTCTTGCATTTGCACAAACTCCTTTAATTGGAAGCGACGGAACACCAGCAACAAGTTGGTTAGGAACAGTATAATATGGCTAAGACAACAGTAACAGCACCAGGTATAGCAGATGACGCGGTAACCGTTGATAAGTTACCTAATACATCTGTTACGAATGCTAAACTAGCAAATAGTTCGATCACGATTAATGGAACTGAAGTTAGTTTAGGAGGAACTATTACAGGAGTTGGAGTTGAGGATTTTCCAACGGTAACAGCCGTGAGTCCAACAGTCATTACGAATGCTCAAACAACAGTAACAGTGACGGGAACTAATTTTGTTTCTGTTCCTATTGTTGAAGCTATTAATTCTAGTGGAGCTATTACAACAGCGGATAGTGTAACTTATGTGAGTGCTACATCAGTTCAAGCAGCTTTTACATTAGCCGTTGATGGAACTTATTTTATTAGAGTAGAAAATGCTACCAATGGATTAGCAGGAAGATCAAGTTCTGCTATTTTAACGGTATCCGATGCACCCGCTTGGGTCACAGCTTCGGGTTCTTTAGGAACTTTTTCAGGTTCTTCAGCTATTCCAACACAGACTTTAACAGCAACGGATGCAACGTCTTTTGCTATACAAAGCGGCACATTGACTGCAGGTTTAACCTTAACAACAGGCTCGGGATCGTGTACAATAACAGGAACACAAACGGCTCATTCATCCGCAGCGACCGATACGTTTACCGTTCGAGCGACGGATGCAGAAGGCCAAACGGCTGATAGAGAATTTAGTATTACTTACACCTTTACAATAGGACAATCAGGAGGATTTATTTAATGGCTAGTACAAGATTGCATAGAACACCAGGTTCAGCAAGTAATCAACTTAAATGGACATGGTCTAGTTGGGTTAAACTAGCAACTCAAGCTGCTACTACAACTTATTGGGGTCAAACTTTATTGTGTGCTTATACTGATTCAAATAATTATACCGAAGTTGCAATAGATAATTCAGGTGCTATGGATTACTTAAATGTTACAGGGGGTAGTACAGATGGAAGACGAACTACAAATAGAAAATTTAGAGACCCAGCAGCTTGGTATCATATGGTAATAGTTTGGGATTCTGCTAATGTTACAGCATTAGATAGAATGAAAGTTTATATTAATGGAGTTCAAGAAACTTCTTTTTCTGACACTACTAACCCAAGTTCAAGTCTTAATTCTATTATGAACAGTACAGCTCCCCAAGAAATTGGTTCAAGAGCAGGTGGTGCAAATTATTTTAATGGTGCTATGGCTCATACACATTTTTGTGATGGTTATGCTTATCAAGCTAGTGACTTTGGTGAAACAGACTCAACTTCAGGAATTTGGATAGCAAAAACTTCACCTTCAGTTTCTTATGGAACCAATGGATATTTTTTAAAATACGCTGTAGGTGCAACGGGAACAGATAGTTCAGGTGAATCTAATACTATGACAGTAGCAGGAACCATTGTATCTTTAAAAGATACACCTGATGATAACTTTTGTACTTTTAATCCTTTAGATGTGAATTCTACTTCAAGTAATGATATGGATTATACTAATATTATGACTACAGTATGTCCTACTGGAAATAATTGGAAAACCGCACCTGCTACAATGGGTCAATGCACAGGTAAATTTTATTTTGAAGTAAAATTTGATGGAACAGATGTTACTGGTTTAACATGGATAGGTATTCTTGATCCTTCAGAAGTTCAATATTATGCAGGAAATCAAAAAGTTACAGACTACCCTAGAGGTTATGCTCTTACTGCAAGTGGGGATAAAGGTAATAATGGTAGTGAAGTATCTTGGGCTACGGTTTCATTTGCTCAAAATGATATTTGCTGCGTTGCAGTTGATTTAACTAATTCAAAAATTTATTTTAGAAAAAATGGCGATGCTTGGTTAGAAAGTGGGGACCCGACTTCAGGTTCAACAGGAACGGGCTCTGCTTTTACATTAACACAAAATAACGGAAACAATATTAACTATGTACCTGCTGTTTCAGGTTATGGTACAGATGCAAAATTAACTGCTAACTTTGGACAAGGATATTTTGGTGCAACAGTGGTAGCTAGCGCGGGGACAAATGCTTCAGGCGTAGGAACGTTTGAATTTGATGTCCCAACAGGCTATACGGCATTTTCAACAAAAGGATTAAACATATAATGGCTTATTTATCTTTCAACAAACCTGTTTCCAAATTTAAAATTTTAGACTACACGGGAAATGCATCTACAAATGCAATCACAGGAGTAGGATTTACACCTGCGTTTTCATGGTTTAAGTCTACGAGTAATACCAACTCACATGCAATTTTTAATACTTTAATGAGTACTTACTCTGTTTCTCCTAATGGAAATGCCGCACAATACAATGCTAGTGCAGATGGTTTTACAAGTTTAGATAGTGATGGCTTTACAATGAATGGTTCAGGTGGTGGAGGAGGAACTAATGCAAGTGGTTATACTTACCGAAGTTGGAACTGGATAGGTGGAACAACAGCTGTCCCTAGTGGTAGTGATGTAACAGTAGATGCTTGCGATATTAATGTTGCCGCAGGAATGGGTATGTATAAATATACTGGAAATAATACGGTAGGAGCAATCCTAAAACATGGTTTAGGTAGAACACCTCAATTCATTATGATAAAAAATATTGATACAGCTACTACAGATTGGGCTTGTTATCATGCCAAAGTAGATACAGATTTAACACAAGCGGGAGATTACTTTTTAAGATTAAATACAACAGCGGCAAGGTCTGATAACGATGGTTATTTTGCTGATAGTGTTACAACAGATACTGATATAGTTCTTGGTGCAGATACTCCTGTCAATCAAAATTCACAACAACTAATTATGTTTGCATTTTGTAATGTTCCAGGCTTTAGTCATATGGGTTCTTATTATGGCACAAATCGATCAAGCGGCCAATTTGTTTACACAGGTTTTAAACCTGCATACATTATGATTAAATCTGCTGGTGGTGTAGAAGGTTGGAATATTTTTGATAATCTTTCTAATCCTGTCAACGTAGCTAACAAAAATTTAATGGCTAACACAAACGCTGCACTAGCTACTAATGGTACTGGAGCTGCAGATAAAAAAATTGATATTCTTTCTAATGGTTTTCGTATTGATTCGACAAGTACCGAACTTTCTCCTTCTGGAGTAAATGTAATATATGCCGCATTTGCGGAACACCCATTAGTTTCCAATAATGGTAAAGCTGCAACAGCGAGGTAGACTGTGTTAGGTTTAAACGCTTTTGCTGAAAACGCTTTTGCTTCAATAGGACAAGGGTTTTATGTTCTTGTAACAGGGAACAAAATTACTGTAGCCAATAATGGTGCAGGGGTTCAAGTATTAGCAGGCGCAGTTGCTGCGGTTACTGGCGAAAAGATTGTAGTCAGTCAAAACGCTGCAGGGGTTGTAGTTAATATTGATGGTTCAGTTTTAGTAACAACGAACTTAATCACCGTAGCTCAAAACGCTGCTGGGGTTACTTTTAGTATTACTGGAGAAGTTGATCTAACAGGATCTAAAATTGTTGTCAGCAATAATGGTGCTGGCGTAGTAATTAACATTCCAAAAATAGTAGATGTTACTGGAAGTTTAATTAAAGTTAAGCAGAATGCAGCAGGGGTTACCTTCTCAATTGATGGATCAGTGGTCCCAGCAGGTTCTAAAATCACGCTTTACACTGGCGCTGAAAAGGTTAATGTGTTAACATGGATACCTATTGATCCAGATGATCCTACTTTGGATAAAATATGGACACCAATAGAACCGTTATAGGAGAATTATGGCAAGTACATATACAACAAATTTACAATTAGAGAAAGTAACCACAGGTGAAAAAGCTGGGTTATGGGGAACTATTACTAATACGAATCTAGAGATTCTAGAACAGGCCGCAAGTGGATACTTATCGGTTGATGTTGCTGCAGCAGACGTTACGTTAGTTTTAAACGATGGTGCTACAGGAACAGGAAAGAATTTATACTATAAATTAACAGGAACTTTAGCAGGCAATCGTCAATTGATTATGCCTACAACAGCGGAAAGAGTTTTTGTGGTTGAAGATGCTACGGTACGTTCTTCTAGTAATTATACTTTAACCGTTAAAACAGCAGGAGGCACGGACTATATAATGCCTGTAGGATCAACTGCTTTACTTTATTCTGATGGCACGAATACTTCTTTAGGAATGCTACAAAAAGGATGGGTTACTCACACTACTTCTTACACAGCAGTGGTAGGAGATCAAATTTTATGTGATACAACAGCAGCTGGTTTTAATATTACTTTACCTGCAGGTTCAATTGGAGATGAAATAACTATTATTGATAGTAGAAATTATTTTAATTCAAACAATCTAATTGTTATTCGTAATGGTACAGATAAAATTAATGGTGTAGATGGTAACTTAACCTTAAGCACACAAGGTCAAAACATAACGTTAGTATATGCTAATGCCACTATTGGATGGGCATTTAAAACGAATACAGCCTAGGGGAAAACTGAATGTCCCTTGTAGAATTCAAATTACTTCCTGGAATTGATAAACAACAAACTCAAGTCGGTGCCGATAAACGTTGGGTTGACTCTGACAATGTTCGTTTTAGATATGGTCTTCCAGAAAAAGTAGGAGGCTGGTCTTCTCTACTTACGGATACCATTGTCGGTGTAGCACGAGCACAATATTCTTTTGTTGATCTAGAAGGTAATCGATACGTAGCCATTGGAACAGATAAGTTTTTACTTATTTATTTTGAAGGTCAACTTTATGATGTCACACCTTTAGGAAATACTATTGCTGGTGTAAATTTTACTTTTAATGGTACAACAACAATTACCATGACCAGTAGTGGAGTTCATGGTTTTCTTGTAGGCGATATTATTTTATTTGATAGTGTTACTTTACCAGTAGGCACAGGTTTAAATGCAAGTGATTTTGAAGATAAATTATTTCAAGTTATCAGTGTTCCGACTTCAACAACTTTTACGATTACTTTTACAGCTTCTGGATCTACAGCAGGACCAGGAGGAAGTGTAGATTGCAAACCCTATCAACCTGTGGGGCCTGCAGAACAAACGTATGGCTATGGTTTTGGTGTAGGTAATTTTGGTGGAACAGTTTCAGGTGTAGCAACCGACGATTTAGATGGAGCCCTAGCAGCCGATAGTGCTGGTAACAATGGGTCCGCTACTCAAATAACATTAACCGATTCCACAGGCTTTCCAACTGCAGGAACGATTGCCGTAGAAGATGAATTAATTACTTATACAGGTAAAGCAGGAAATGTATTAACAGGGATTGCGAGAGCACAAAAAGGAACCGTTACGGCTATTCACGCAGATGCAACCACAGTAGATAATGCTACTTTGTATGCAGGATGGGGATCAGCTGTTGCAGCATCAACAATGACCCTTGAACCAGGGCTATGGTCTTTTGATAACTATGGTGATGTTTTATTAGCTAACGTTGCTAATGGAAAAATGTATAGCTGGGATTCAAGTGTTGCCAATAAATTTACTACACGAGCTTCAACGACAACAACAGATTACGTAACAAGTTCAGCTCCAACAGCAAATCGTTTAATGATGATGTCTCCTGTTACTAGACACGTTGTTTTATTTGGAACGGAAACAACGATTGGTCTGGCTTCATCTCAAGATGATATGTTTATAAGGTTCTCGGACCAAGAATCAATTAATACTTTTGCACCTACAGCCATTAATAGTGCAGGTAGTCAACGACTTCAAGATGGTACAAAAATTGTAGGAGCCATTAAAGCTAAAGATAATATTTTAGTATGGACAGATACGTCTCTNTATACCATGAAACATGTAGGCTCNCCTTTTACTTTTGGATTTGAACAAGTCGGAACCAACTGTGGATTGATTGGTAAGAATGCTGTTGTAGAAATAGATGGTGTTGCTTACTGGATGAGNCCTAAAGGTTTCTTCCTCTTTGATGGTACNGTTAAATCTTTAAGCTGTAGCATTGAAGATTATGTTTATGATAATATTGATACTACCAAAGGACAACAAGTTTGTGCAGCGATTAATAATTTATTTACTGAAGTCGTATGGTATTACCCTACATCAGGTTCTGATTATAACAATCGTTATGCCGTTTATAATTATGGAGAATCAGCAGGAGGAAAAATTCCTGGTGGTGTTTGGTATCCTGGTACAGAAGCAAGAACTTCATGGATGCCTGCTAAAATTTATCCTAATCCTTTTGCTACTAAATTTGATTCATCAGCCACAGGCACTTTTCCTAGTGTCATAGGTCAATCAGGTTTAGGTCAGACGACCTATTTTGAACATGAAGTAGGAAACAATCAAATTAATCCTAATGGTTCTTCTACAGCGATTGCAGCTACACTAGAATCATTTGATTTAGATTTGGAAATGCAGGGAGCAGGGCAATATTATTTATCTATCAGTAGATTTATGCCTGACTTTAAAGTTTTAACAGGGAATGCAGTGGTTACTTTAACCGTTAAACGTTTCCCTTCTAGCGCTGGAACAACGAGTCCTTACAGTCCGTTCACAGTAACTTCTTCATCTACTCAATTTAATACCAGAGCAAGAGGAAGATTTGCTAGTGTTAAGATAGCTAACAGTGCTGTTGATCAAACGTGGAGATTTGGTACATTAAGATTAGACATTAAACCAGATGGAATGAGGTAATTATGGGAGACATATCATTAAGAGGACACGGAAGAGTAGGCTACGCTAAAGGCGGAAGTACTCATGTTACTAAAGAAGGTAAAACAGCACGTAAAGGTCTTTGGTATAACATTGCACAAAAGAAAAAACGTGGAGAAAAGATGCGTAGTAAAGGAGACAAAGGTGCACCTACCGAAAAAGCTATTAAAAGAAGTCAATTAAAAGAAGGGGGTTCTGCAGCTTGGACAAGAAAAGAAGGTAAGTCTGAATCAGGTGGATTAAATGCTAAAGGCAGAGCTAGCTATACGAAAGGAACTTTAAAAGCTCCTACTAAATCTAAAACAAATCCAAGACGTAAATCATTCTGTGCAAGAATGGGTGGTATGAAGAAAAGACTAACTTCAGCTAAAACAGCAAGAGATCCAGATTCAAGAATTAATAAAGCTTTAAGGAAGTGGGATTGTTAGATGGCAAAGATAGTTGTTAAAGTACCTGAACCAAAAGAAGAGTATGATTTCTCTAACCAAAAACAAATTTCAAGAGCATTAACTGCTATTATTGAGCAGCTTAACTCAACGTTTTTACAACAACAAAAAGAGGACCAAGAACGCTATACTTGGTATATATCTTAGTGGCTAATATTTATAAAAAAATTGTTAAATTAGTGAGTGTAACCACAGCTAATCAAGAGGTCTATGAAGTACCTGCAGCAACTACCTCTATCATTAAATCTATTTCTGTGTATAATACAGATTCCAGCACTATGGATATAACT